CACTCTTTCCGTCTTTCGTGAATGTTTTTCCGTAATTATACTTCGCCATCACGCACACACTCCAGAAGCCTTCTCAGAAAGGAACGCTGTTGCTCCGACAAGGTGGCCGAGCGCAACCAATAACAAATACTCAATTCGATTATTTTTAAGGTGATCCAAGATAACCACAATTTTGGCGGTAGTAACCGCTGTTTCCGTCGCAATTGTCATGTTTCACATCTCCGTCATAGGTTCACACATATAGCCCCGATGAGAACCCGGGACCAAATGAACTTGAAGCCAAGCAACTGGCTGTGGGGTAGCACCTGGTAAAGGAGCAACTGCCCCAAGAGTTGCATCAATACGCAGTTTAAGCAAACCACAAGGAACTGAAGTACCTCGGCAAGTTGTTTTGCCCGAAACAGTGGTAGTTGTAATATTCAAATTATCATGATATTGCAGGTCAGGAGCCTGAACTTGACCACCTGGATAATTCACCTGAGGATAGGGCAAGTTATCATTCTTATCAGTGGCGTTGTCAGTAATTTCCTCATTGTCATTACCAACATCAAACATTGCTCGCAACCAATTGTTGCCCGAATCTATCGCCGGACTCACTGGGTCCGGACTTTGAGGATAAGCACGAGAATCGGCATATCCTTCCACGATTCCTCTCGAAGCAACGCCAAGAGAAGTGACAGCCTCGTTCACTCCTATCATATGGAGATAGTTCTCACGGGGTTCTGTTCGAGCACCACTCACAGGATCAATGTCTGCATTCGGCAAAATAATCTGCGCCATTTCCCATTCACCTGGAAGGTAGTACTCCCAATTATTAGCATCAGACAAGTTACCAGGTAACATATTATTCGCAATACCGTTTTCAACGTGCTTCTCATCTGCGAATACCTTGTAATCACGGAATCGTGCAACAGCACTTTCCGCTCCTGCTGCTTCAACAGCATCCATTTGTTGCCTGTTCCATGCACGAAATGTCTTTTCCCAAGCATTACTAACGATCCAAGTATTTGGAATCTTAGAAATCGAAACGCTTCCAGTGCCTATGTCAGCATCTACATTAGAAGTATGTAGAGTAAAACCGGACACAGCCCAGTTAATACCTTGACGATAAAATCGTCGATTAGCCAAACTAGCCGCTTGACTCAAATCAATATATTTAACCAGATTTCCATCGGAGAGATCACCGATCGGAAATGTTAGAGTCCTAACAGCAGGTTGTAATTTGGAAGAAGTTCGGCGGGCCATGGTATTTGCATGGGCTGACCGCTTATAATTCGTACTTCTCCCCGTAGCCACCCAATGCACGAGAAACTCGCCCAGTTAAGCAGGGGCCTCAAGATGCATGCACCTGGATTCCCTATCTCCTTAACCCTTCCACCGGAGGTGGGGGTCTAAGATAGTTACTCAGTTTTGAGTATACTATTCCGGCCTGCTGCCGCTCAGGCCGCTACGCCGTTGGGAACGGCTGCGAGAGATAGAGGTGAGGTCACTCTACCCTCTCCTTCTGTGCCTGTACGCATTTCCACATAATACATTTTGGAATTCCGTAGTTTACATAAACGGCTTCACATACACAAGCGTGTATTCTACAATAATGGAATGGTTCCACTTTACATCGAAGACATTTCATGTGTATCACACATCCATACCTCAGGTATATTCTTCATAGAGAATACATATTCTCCTAATTGTCGTGTCCTAGTCATTGTTGACCATAGGACAACTTCTCCTGATCGTCCACATATCGCACATTTGACGATAATGTTCACTCTTCTTCCTCCTGTCTCTGTGCTTCGTCAAAATCGAAGTGTTTCAGAAACAGTAAGTCAAGCCAATTCATCGCCAACACCCACAATAACTGTATCCACAGTGTATGCATCTGTATTCTTGGCTCCGCATGATTTTCAAGTTCATCATGATAGACGGGGAATGCACCCAGCCTATTAACTCATTCAATCCATTCGTCTCCACAACGATAACATCGAACATAAATTATCTTGATATCTTTGTTGTCTTTTCCCTGGTCAAGAACCAGGTGTTGAGCGTCAGATTTTCGTGGATGATAACCACACTGATCGCACTTCAATAGAGTCCCAACCGTGGAGTAACTCTTACAGTCCCATATGGACCGTGTTCCACAGTTGCTCCGGGTGTCGTCAAAGCCGCAACAGCAGCAGCCAAGGCAACTCCTGTAATTACAGCAGGGCCTTTAGTAACGACATGCATAGTTCGCTTAGCTGCAAGATGAGATGGAGCAATAGCAAATATACCAGCACCAACAGTAGCAGCAATAGCAGACTGTTGAATAACATCATACAATGCTTCGCTAAAAGATATCTTACCATTATGATATTCTCGTTGTGTCTCAGCATGTTGTAATGCTAATCCTAAACCAGGAACAAAATCAAGAGGATTTAAAGAGATTTCATCACTTCCGTGATTTTTTCTTAGAAGCACTAACCAATTTCTTAGTGCTCTTCTTTTTATCCGTGTATCGGTATCGAACACTCTTTCCGTCTTTCGTGAATGTTTTTCCGTAATTATACTTCGCCATCACGCACACACTCCAGAAGCCTTCTCAGAAAGGAACGCTGTTGCTCCGAC